GGATTTTGCTCATATTGTTATATTGATGAATATTCTATTTTATTGGAAGAATGTAGATTATAATTTATTATAGTCCGCTGCTCTTTCTCTTTAGTAGTGTTCAGTATTCAGCATATATAAAATATAGAAGTTAGAAATGTTATGATTTTATTCCGCTAAGCTATTACTGGGATAATTGGCGACATAGAGTGCTTCAAAAACCCCTTTCATTTATTATTCAATTTATTTTAAATATATTATTTAATCCCAGGGACTCTTGAAAGACAGAGTACGAAATTTTAAAACTGTGCGGCTCTTTTGTGATTTAAAATTGCAAAAGTACGTTTAGAAAAACAATATAAAAAAATAAAAAGCCCTAGCTGTAAACTTAGATGTTCTGTTATGGGAATTAAAAAGAGGAGCAGAGATGCTGAATGCAAATGGGGTTTGTTTGTTGAGTACTATTATTGACTTTTATAAGAGCATACCTATATAAAAGTAATTTTGGTCATTAATGATTTGTGTCACTCCCTCCAACGAGGCTTGATGATGTATCTGATTTAATATCAAAAGTGAAATTTTATAGATGTGTAATTATTATACCAAAGAATGATAGTCCCTTTAAAAACCTCAACAAACTCGCGCCAGTGCTAAAACGCTGGCAACAACTTTTTATCTTGCAAGTATGACAGACAACCAAATGAATATCGATTTCGCGCTTAAAGAATTATCCAACAAAGATGTTGAAGAACTCATGAATGAGTTAAATGATTTTGATACTAATGAAGGTTTATGCAAAGATTGTATAGACCCAACATGTGAATGCCAACAATTTAAAAAGAAACCTAACAATCTACTTGAAGATAATGATGACATTTCTGGAAAAGAGAAAATCATCATTGACAAAACACCTCCCCGACAAAGCTCGGGATCAACTTTGATTTCAACGCTTTCACAATCTAGGAAACCTAAGAAAAAATCTGCGCACTTTCCGGATAACTTATTTTATGTAAATAAATTAAGTGATCTCAATCCAGTAATTAAAGATTTTTTTGAAAATATGAACCGTTTATTTACCGTGGATGGTGGTTTTAATTCTCACTTCGAACCAATGTCTGTGATCGAATGTTTCACACGTGATTTCCTCCCAGGTTTCAATAATTACACTCTTAGTTATTTCGAACTTATGAGATTACGTACTTATCGTGATCCTGGACCTAATAGGCATAAAGAAGTTATTAATAAGGAACAATTTTATTGTGATTGGGATGAAATCGAAACCTTGGTTTTTCCCGAATTGCATGATAAGAGAATCATTTATTCACAGACTTGGAGAAGTAAGTATCCGTCAACAAATATGCATCCGCTCGGTCAACTAGCAGATACCCTAACCATAACCCTGACAACATATCAAAAGGGTGTATTTGGTGTAGGTTGTCGATTAGCTACGTTACAACCAGAAAATCCTGTTATTGGTCTTAACAATTCTTGGTTTAACCGAGTGCAATTACAAATGAGACCAGAATTTGGAAATTTTAATCCATTAAATTTTGTACCTGGATTAAGTCATTTACAAGATCTATGTACCTCTATTCAAGAAGATGTATTACCTCAAGTGGAAGAGTCATCTAATACTTTGAACGAAATTCTCAACAATGTAACTAGTAAATTGAATGGCAAAAATTTACCTGAAGTTAAGAGTGAAGCCGAAAACTTTATAACTAAAATTATAGATAATATAGGTCTCAAATTAACTAAAGGTGCTCTAAAAATTACTTCGTTTGCACTTTTTGCTAGTGCCTTAATGGACTACTCTAATAATTGGACGAGTCACTCAGGAACTTTTCTCATCTTATCTATAGTTGTGTTATTGATAATTTGGTCAGATGAAATAACTATGATAATAACGGGTATTTCAACTCTATTAGGGAAGATTAAATTGGGAAAAGGTATTCAACTACAGAGTGGAGACACGTTTGATGCTATTGGTACTGGATTGATTTCACTATTAGTGGGATTGTCTATTAAGAATGAAAAGCCCGGTAAAATCCCAGATAATATCTTACAAAAACTTGGAAGTTTTGATAGAACTAAAAAGGCTGTAGCTGACTTCTTCCGTTTCTTTATAGATATTATTTGTATGATTGCTGATAAGGTTCATTTAGGAGAGTATTTACCTACGAGTTTTAGATATGCTTATATTAAGGAAGAAAGTATAGTTGAAGTTAGCTCTAAGATTGACAAAATGATTTCAGACTTGAACCAAAGTAATTTGATAATGAGTTACGAGAATTACGAATTACTTAAATCATATGATAAAGAAGTTGAAGATCATTTATTAGAGTTACCTAGAGTACCATCGAATAATGGTCTTATTACTATTTTAACCGATCAAAGGAAAAATGTTAAAAACTTATTGAAGAAATTTGAAGAAAGATTTGTTAAGAATATCCGACAGGAACCAGTCTGCGTAATGCTAAGAGGAAGTCCCGGAACGCTTAAATCATCGGTATTACAACACTTATGTTTTGCAGCAGTGATTAATTCTGTGCCAAAGAGCTTATTGGATCATGCTAGGAAAAATACAGCATATTATATGTTTAATAGAACTCCGGAGCAAAAGTATTGGGATGGTTTTCGACAAGGTTGTTCTATTGTGACCTATTGTGATGACTTTGGTCAAGTAAGAGATATAGCCGGTGAACCAGATGCTGAAGCAATGGCCGTTATAAGAATGGTTAACTCCTTAGAAGCCCAACTACACATGGCAGAAATTGGCGGGAAAGGTAATACCCGCTTCGACTCTAAATTTGTGGTTATGACAACGAATGCAGTCGCTTTCAAATTTGAGAGTGTTATAAGTACATTGGCTGTCTGTAGGAGATTCGATCATACATATACTGTTGTGCCTAAAGAAGAGTATATTAAAGATAGTGATAAAGGTAATGATCTTATGAATAGATCTATTGATATGAGTAAATTGCCTTTAGGGGAGTTAGATGTAACTAGTGTTCACCCCAAGTACTTGGATTTTCATGAGTTTTCTTACGTTACGGGTAAGCACACGGGCAAAGTTTTTTCTTATGATGAAATTGAAGCTCGAATGTTAGCTAAGGAACGTGAGAAGAATAGATGGTTTGTTCAAAATGAATTAGAACTCAAGAAAACAGCTGAGAAACGCGTTGCTCTTAGAGAAGATATTCAAATGGATGAACTCGATGTGGTCTCCGATAGTACTTCAATATTAACAGATGAGGAAATTATATCAGAAGACTTGCAAGCTATTTCAACCGCTTTGGAAGTTGTAGGAGTTATTGATAAACAAGATTTGGAAATTTTACCTAGTGTACCAATGACTTTAGAAGAGAAACTGTATTACTCTCGTGATAAACGAAGTCCAATTAGGAACTATATAGACAAATGTGTTGATTTATTGAGTCTAAATCCAGAATTTACAAATTTTAAACGGTGTACCCTTATAACTTTATTATTTAATAATGAAGTTACTAACTTTGTAAGAGCTATTAATGAAAAATGCGATGAATTTCTGTTAAGTTTAATGATTAAGCGAAGATGGGATTTTCCAAAAGGTCTTCCTAAGTTGAAAGGGAATATGCTGCAAATGTGCGATAAAGTTTTAAATTGGTTTAAAACAGCTTTTGATTTTTGTTTCACCAATGTTGTACATTACTACAAGGACTTTATATGTTGGATTCGTAAGGGAAACAATATGTATGTTCTAATTGGTGGTGTAACGGCATTATCACTAGTTTTGGGAACAGTATGTACGTGGATCGGATTTACAAATAAAGGGAAGAAAATTGATGATGGTAGTGAATCTCCTGATATCACTGCTGAAGTTGTATTGGAAAAAGGTGATTATCATTTACGGTCTCGTCAAACTTTTAAAGTTGTTCAGAAGATTGAAACTCCTGGAGGTGATCAATACATCCCAGTGCAAAGTCAAATGGGATCAATTAAAGATAAAAGTGGCTACGATCAAGTCATTAGCAAGTTACACACTAATATGTATACACTCAATCGTCTCAAGGAAGATGGTCCTGCAAGGGTTGGATTTGTAACATTTATCGAAGGCAGAACTTGTATAATGAATTACCATTATATTCTAGAGTACGAGCAGCTTATTAAGGAAGGATTGATTAATCCTAAAGCCATGTTTGAGTTAACTCGTGCAACTAAAGGTGATTCCGGTTTAAGGTGTTATAATTATACTATTGAGGAATTTATTTCACAATTTAAAACCAATGAACAATTGAAAGCAATGGATTTGTGTTTTGCATATCTTGACAAAGTAACTGCCCATTCTAGTATAGTAAAGCTTTTTCCCACTCGAGAAGAAGAAAAGAAAGTTAAAGCTGATTTTGGGATGTTACTTAGCAAGGATAAGAGAGAAGTGCGTCAAGCATCATTTATAGTTGATCATGGGAAAAATATTGAAGATAGAGAATCCAAGAGACATTATCACAATATGTATGGATACCTCGGTTATACAGATCTAGGTGATTGCGGGTCATGGTTGGAATTGCTTGACAGAACTTCGAGAGCTAAATTGTTTGGTTTACATATGGCTGGAGATCCGACCACTGGTTATGGATTTGCTATACCTATTAATCAAGACATTCTCGAGATTGGATTGGATCTTTGTGGTAAGCGTATTAAATATGATTGGCCCGTGGAAGTTAAAACTCAAATGGGTGAGCAATTTTTAGATAAATATGATATTATAGCGAGAACGAACTTACCCAATACTACAGTGGGTAAGACCAATTTAATCAAAACTCCTGTATTTGGTGCTTGGAGCAAACCAACAACAATTCCGTGTAAATTAACTAAATTTATTGGAAAAGATGGAGATGTTATAGACCCTTACTCTAAAAATATCATTAAGTTTTGTAAACCTGATATTTTTATTCCAACCGTAGTTATGTCTTCTCTAGGAGATTCTTTATATGATTTTCTTAAGAAAACTAGTAGCCCATTTTCCGGGAGAATTCTTTCTTTTGAAGAAGCTGTCTCTGGTATTGCTGATGATGAATTCTATTCTGGAATTAATGTTTCAACGAGCCCTGGTTATCCACTTAATATGGATAAGAGTAACAAAGAACCTGGTAAAAAGAAATGGTTTACAGTTAACGAAGATGGTACTTATGATTTATCTAAAGATTCATGTGCTGAGCTTAAAAAAGAAGTTATAGAAACTATTAGGAAATTAGAGAAAGGGGAGCGAGTTCAATTTATCTTTGCTGACAATCTTAAAGATGAAACTCGACCTTTTGAAAAAGTAATGAGTGGTAAGACTAGAATCTTTAGTTCTTGCCCATTAGTTTATTTTATTATTGTGAGGATGTATTTTGGTTCATATCAGAGTTGGTATATGAGAAATCATACTAATAATGGTAGTGCACTCGGTGTTAATCCCTATTCTCCAATGTGGGATCGTTTAGCAAGAAAATTTAAACAATTTTTGGATGATGATAATGATGTTGGTGTCGGAGCGGGTGATTATGCAGCTTTTGACGGTTCACAACTAACCCAACAGCAAAACGAAGTTTTGCGTGTTATTAATAAAATATACGATGATGATCATGGATTTGTTCGTCAGATGTTGTGGTTAGAAGTTACTTCTTCTATACATATCAAGGATGATATAATTTATGAGTGGCAAGGGAGCTTACCTAGTGGTCAT